CCGAACCAAAGAGGAACAGGAAAAGCTATTTGAACAACGCGCCACAAACCCTAATGTGGTGGCTGCACCTGGTACAAGCAAACACGAAACCAACGAAGCTGCCGACATTCCCGCATCTGTGCCTGAATCGTTCTTGAATCAGTTTGGCATCCATCGACCTATGGGCAGCAAAGACCCTGTTCATGCGGTGCTGATGCCTCAAAAGACCGAAGCAGAACCGCAAGGCGCATCTTTTGGTGATTGGATTGACCAATTTCAAAGCAAGCCTGAAACTGCTGAAACCAAAAAAGAACCATCCAAGATTGCATCTGTTGCTGCCAAAACATTCAATCAGTATCAACAGCTCAAACAAGACCTTGGGGCTGGTTTGGCATCTTTGGCTGACGTGACTATTGGCGGTGTCATCCCTGGCGTTGCTGGGCCTGTAACCTATGCTGGCGCACGGGCTTTGGGCAAGACACCAGAGGAAGCTGCTGCCCTTGAGCAAAAAGTGGTTGGCGCAACTGAAAAGCCATTTGGTAAGGCGTTTGGCGTGACAGAAACACCCGCCTATCAGGGTGAGGCATCGCGTCAGATCATGGACTTTATTGGCCAGAATCTAAACAAAGGCGCAGAGTGGATTGCCCAAAAGACTGGCTTGCCTGTTGCTGATGTGCAAAACATGATGCAGACCGCTGCGGTGGGTGCTGCCCCTGCGGTGGGTAAAGTTGCTGGCGTGGTCGGCAAAGGTGTAGAAGCGGTGGCCAAGCCCATTCGTGAGGCCCGTGCCGAATTGGAAATTGTCAAGCCTGGTCAAGTCAAACCTGGCATGGTGAGCGCAGGTGCTGCTGCCGCCCCTGATGCAGCGACTATTGAGCAAGCCTTGCAGGTTGTCAGTCCTGAACTAAAACAGACGATTCAAAACATCCCTGTTGATAAGGTAAATCTGCCGACCCTGCAACGCCACATTGAATCCGATACCTTGCCTGTGCCTGTGCGTTTGACCGAAGGCCAAGCAACGGGTGATGTTGTCAAACTGTCCAATGAGCAAAACTTGAGGAAACAAAATCCCGAGTTGGCTCAACGATTCAACGAACAAAATGGCCAATTGATTGAAAACCTTGATGCGTTCAGAGAGCGTGCTGCCCCTGATGCGCCTGGTTCACGCACGATTGACCATGGCCAGGGTTTGATTGATGCTTACAAAGAGTTGGACACCAATCTGACCACCGACATCAACCGAAAATATCAAGCCTTGCGTGATGCAGCTGGTGGCGAGTTTCCTGTTGACGCGCCAAAATTGTTGGGCAATGTTGAAGCCCGACTTAAGAAAGAACTGCTTTCCAACGAAGCACCAGCAGGTCAATTCAAAGAACTTCAAAGATTGGCTGAAGCCGACAGCATGACTTATGAGGACTTTTTGTCCCTGCGCCGAAACCTTGGCGATGTGGCGCGTACGAATGCAGATGGGCAAGTCAGACGTGCAGCCAGTTTGATGATTGAAGAACTGGAAAAGCTACCCCTCAGAGGCGGTGCAAAAGCACTTGATCCTTTGGCGCGTGTGGCTAGACAAGCTGCCAAAGAACGTTTCCAAATGCTTGAGCGCGACCCCGCATATCGGGCTGCGGTTGAAGATAAAGTCCCCGCCGAGAAGTTTATTGAGAAGTTTGTGGTCAATGGCCACAATAAAAACGTGCAATCAATGGTCAACCATCTTGGGCCTGACAGTGTGGCGCGTCAGCACATGAGCGCAGGAACAATTAACTATTTGCGTGACAGGGCTGGCATCGTAGATGGTCAAGGCAATTTCAGTCAAAACGGATATAACAAAGCATTGAAGTTTTTGGACGATTCCAACAAAATGCCATTGATCTTTGATGGTGATACAGCGACTGGACTTAAGACCTTGGGCAACGTGGCGCGTTACACCCAGGCGCAACCGAGAGGTTCGTTTGTCAACAACAGCAATACTCTGGTGGCATCGTTGGCTCAAAGAGCTGGTGCTGCGGTGGGTAAGAGCGTTGAGGGTGGATTGAATGTGGCTGTGCCTGGTTTGCAACTTGGCACGACCGTGATGGAAATGAGGGCGCGCAGAGCTGCCGCCAAAGAAACCGAAAAAGCATTGAAACCTGGGGCAGGTATTGAAAATGAACGATGACATTACAATTGATCCCGTCAAATATGGTGTTCTCTGGCAGAAAGTCCAAGACTATGAACGTCGATTTGATGACATGGGCAAAAAGATGGACAAGATGGAAGCCCAGCTTGAGCATCTGGTCGGCCTTGCTAATCAGGGCAAAGGCGGTTTCTGGGCTGGTATGGCTCTTGTATCTGCTGTCAGCTCTGGTATTGGGTATCTCTCTCATTGGTTCAATCGGGGGTAATCATGGGCTGGCTTGAACAGGTTGCACCGACAGTCGCCACCGCACTTGGTGGCCCTTTGGCTGGCCTTGCTGTTGAGGCTGTGTCTAAAGCCCTTGGTGTCAATCAAGACGATGCCCGAAAAATGATTGACGAGGGCAAGATGTCCTCAGATCAAATTGCCCAGGTCAAGGTTGCAGAGCTTGATCTCAAAAAGATGGAAGAACAGCTTGGCCTCAACTTTGAGGAACTGGCTGTCAAAGACCGTGCGTCTGCCCGTGACATGCAGAGCAGCACCAAATCCATAGTGCCCCCTGTCATGGCTATATTGGTCACTGTGGGCTTTTTTGGCATCCTGGTGGCCCTGATGTATGGCCAGGTGCAACGCAATGAAGAAATCATGGTCATGCTTGGCAGTCTGGGCACAGCCTGGACGGGCATCATTGCTTTCTATTTTGGGTCAAGCGCAGGCAGCCAGAACAAAGATGTTTTGTTGTTCAACAGTAAGCCCCATGAATAACTTTGATGCCTGTCTTGCTCATGTGCTGCAGTCCGAAGGCGGCTATGTCAACAACCCCGCTGACCCAGGCGGCGAAACCAACTTGGGTGTCACCCGCAAGGTTTGGGAAGACTGGGTAAAAAGGGAGTTGTTTGATGATGAGATGCGTCACCTCACGCCTGAGATGGTTGGCCCACTTTACAAAGCAAAGTATTGGGATGCCATTTGCGGTGATTCACTTCCTGCTGGTGTTGATTTGTGCGTTTTTGACTGTGCCGTTAATGGTGGCGTATCTCGTGCTGCACGATTTATTCAGCACTCAGCAGGGGCGGTAGAAGATGGCGAAATAGGCCACGATACGCTAGAGCTGATCAAATCCCGCAGCCCTGTGGCGTTGATCAGAGACTTTTGCGCCCAAAGGGAAATGCACTATAAAAGTCTGCCCACCTTTGCCGATTTTGGGAAGGGCTGGATGAGCAGACTGGATCGTGTTGAAGAAGATGCGATCAAGATGACTCTTTGAATCCCCTGATGAACACTTTGAAACTTTCGATGGTGTCTGCACCAAAAGCAAAAGAGAGTTCATCTAGCGATTCGCAGATTTCCTCAATCACATCATTACGAGCGTTAGTTGTGTCGGTTTGATTCTCCATTCTCTTTCCGATCTGCCTGAGTTTGATTTAACTGTTTTGCCTGTCTGTTCGATCAGGCCCATGCGTTCCAATTCTGTCAGTCTTTTTCCAACCTGATACCCAATCAGGGTTGTTTTGTTGGCGATGCCATCTTTCCCCAGTGCCCCAAATTTGCTGAGACAGTCCAAGATGACCTGGTAATGCTTGTCTGCCAGGTCGCCAAGCGAATCAGCAGCCTCAAATGACGTTAGAGGGTCTGTGTTTCTGACGCGAAAGTGCTCCATTGTGTGCTCCAAAAAAGGTGGGGTACTCGCTGCTTCTGGCGCAACATCCAAATCAGCGAACCGATCATTGTGTTGCTTGTAACCAGCATCCGCTTTCCCCCGTTTTAATTAAAAGGGAATTTCCAGGTCATCATCAAAAGGCATTTCAACCTTTTTGGGTGCTTGCCGTGGCGTGTATTCCTGCTTGGGTTGGTGCAAGAAAGCCTTGAAGTACCCATCCCAACTGGCAGCCTGGGGGATGCTGTCGATCTTGATGGTGATCTTGTCGCCTTCCACCCACAGAGTGCCATGTTGTGACCAGTAGGTCTTTTCCTGACCATCCTGGGTGGTGTATTTCCGAGCGGCGAATTTGATGTCGTATTGTGTTTTCATTTGATCAGTTCGTTAAGTTGTTGAACCTTGGCTGAGACTTCATCCAAGAATTTGATGATTTCATTCTCAATGGTAGAGATGAATTCGTTGTCCCTGTCTACCCGTTTGACAAAGAGCTGTGCTTTCTGTGGCATCCGAGGGTCGAAGGACACAAAATCACACCACTGGCGACCCGTACATGCCATCTGAAACTGCATCTGGGTGATGTATTTCGAGGGCACAGTCTGCGTCAGCAGGGTGTCAATGTGGGTGGCTGTGTTGGGGCACTTGATCTCGACCAGGCCATCATCGCCCACCAAGCCATCTGGGGACGCGCCAGCCCATTGGATTGTGGGGTGCTGCACAAACCCCTCTTCCTCCACCATAACGCCCTGGGAGACCTCATAGGCAGCCCTGGCGAATGGTTCTTGGTCTGTGCCCCACTGCATAGCGGCGTTTGTAAAAGACTCAGCCACAGCGTTTGTAAGCCGTTCCACGACCAGCTGCGCCATGTAGTTTTCGCGGGATGCGCTATACCCAGTCTTGGTTCTGGCGATCACATCTGCGACCCGTGATGCGGTTACCTTGCCCAGTCGGGCCTTGAACCATTCCTCTGTGCGTTGTTCAATTTCCATTTTCATCTCCTACGGTTTCTGCCCAAAACAAAAGAAAAAGCCAAGTTGAGAATTCCATACCATCTTGATGGCTTTCCTCAGCTGCTCTTAAAAATTCATTTGCTATCTGTTTCATTTTTCCCTCTCTTTCAGCATTGCGTCTGCTAATTCATAGGCGGCGGGTATAACCTCTCTCAATGGGTTCAAGTCACAATGTGGGTTTGCCAGCATCGCTTGCATCGCTTGGGCCGCAAAGTAGTCACGAATAGTTAATCCATCTACTTGTTCATGCGATCCACATGGATGGATTGTTTCGCATGGAAACGCTGGCCCACCATCATTGATCATTTGCTTTCTCCTTCTTAGCACGTTCGACCCTGGCTTTCTTGGCTGCAATAACTTTGGCTTGCCAAGTGGCATCACCATCACAAGCAGCGTAGGCATCGTTGTATGCTTTGGTGAGTTCCTCAGAGCTGCCAGATTCCTCTATTGCCAACAAATGATCTGCCATGATTGAAGGATTTACATTGCTGGTTTTGCGAGATGCTGTGTTGCCGTCATCGTCCTCTGGCGCGAGACCGCACGCAGCCATAAGACTTCCACGACGGGCATAAGTCAATAAACCCATGAGGCCATGCGGATCGGTCTTGATTGCAGGAAAGTGCAACATGCCGCCTTCCAAGACTTCACCAGATTCATGTACAAACACAGTCTCAACGGTGATGCCGTCTTTGTCATCGTAGGTGCGTTGAATTAAAGCGATGCCATTAGCGTTTAAAGCGTCTATGACGGCCTCTACACACGCAGACAGGTCAGCGTACTTGCTGCGGAAATGCGGGTTTGTGGATGACTTTAAAGCAGGGCCAAAAGCCTTTTGAGCCTTGACAAACGCTGCGGCAATTTTTGAGCCGATGGGTGTGAGTTGTTCCATGATCATTCCTTGAAGTCGAGTTCACGCCGAACATTTCGGAGTTCGTCAGCCGTGTTTTGGTAGAGATAGCAGATTTCCCGCAGCCGAGCCTCAAGCAGCCCAACGCGATAAGCCAAGCGATCCTCTGCGTGGCCGTCCATGTACATGCGGTCAGACAGACCTTTGGCACTGGCGATCAAAACTTCAGCATCCATGATTGTTCCTTTCGATGTGTTTAGCGAGCAGCCATTTGTCGCCAAGCAACCGAATGGAGCGAACCCATTTGCGTCGATTGGCACGATTGATTTCTGTGGGGATGTAGTCAACGCAGAACAAGCGTCTGACTTTGGTGAGCATCTGTGTGTTCATGATGACCACCAAGCAGCTAAAAGGCAGGCTAGGCCTACACCAATAACCAAAGCCAGCAACAAATCAAGTGCGGCTTCAGCGCGACTGAATAGTTTGTTCAGATGTTTCATGTGTAATCGTGCATCATGCGAGCAGCTTCATCAATGGCAGCGCCCCAGTTGGGAATCCATTTGAATTTATATGTGTGAATCTCAAAAGCCTGAAATTCGCCATCAAAACCACGCGCAAATGTAAATGTGCGTTTTTGGTTGTCGCGAGTGATTTTTGTCCACTGATAGCCAGTTCGGACTGTTTTGTCTGTAAAACGTTTCATGTTTACTCCTTAAAAGACCCCGTGCGATGTGCTAGGGCATGTGCGTAAATGTACAGATAAATGGACAACAATGCAATACCCGCATAAAAAGATGGGTTATTTGTCTCTTTTTTGTCCACAAAACTATACTTTGCACATGTTGACAAAAGAACAAGCGATTGAAAAAGCTGGATCACAAGCAAAGCTGGCGCGTCTATTGGGCGTGTCCAGGTCTGCTGTGTGGAATTGGAAAGTGATTCCTGAAGGACGGATGTGGCAGCTCAGGGTGCTACGACCAGAGTGGTTTGACATCATTGACCCTGATTGATTTATAATGAAACTAGACATGGCTAGGGTAGCTCCCGAAAAGACGTTTCGTTACCGTCCTGCCAAATGTGTCTCAGTAACGGCAACCGAGAACGTAAGGTTAAAAAGTGGCAACACTCACTCTCAAAAAGTCAAAACCCATTGACGAAACCCCCCTTGAAAATTTAGCTGACAAGTTTGTCGTTATGCGGCAATCTCGCAATGTCAGATCGTTTCGTTTTACCACCTATCACGACACGCATGAATCAGCAATGCGTGAGGCCAAGCGACTAACCAAGGTTAACAACACAGAACGTTATCTTGTTCTCCAGGTGCAAGGTTGGGCCGATTGGGTTGCGTGATGCATTACTACAAACGCAACCTTGGCGACTATGCCAAGAAAGCAGGTCGGTTGACCATGCTGCAGCACGGAGCGTACACGCTGCTTATAGATGCGTGTTATGACCGTGAAATTTTCCCAACTTTAGAGCAAGCCCTCGAATGGACATGGGCATCGACTGAAGCTGAGGTTGAGGCTGTCAAGTTTGTTTTGTCCAGGTTTTTCAAGCTGTCTGATGATGGGCAATATGTCCAGGATCGCATTCTTGAGGAGATGCTGCAGTATCACAAGAATGCAGACACAAACAAACGAATCGCTATAGAAAGGGAAACAAAGCGTAAGGCAAAAAGCACGAACCGTGCACCATACGTAGACGAACCTCCACCTAACCAAGAACCACTAACCATTAACCAAGAACCAATAGAAGTATCTAAAGATACTCGTCAAAACCGAGTTTTGACCCCAGCCTGTCCGATTCAAGAAATTGTCGATCTTTACAACACCAAGCTGCCGATGTTGAGCAGGGTCACGGTGGTTAACGATTCCCGCAAACGGGCAATCTCAGCCAGGTGGCGCGAGGTGGTGACAACTGACAAACTGGACAAAACCAAAGGCATGGAGTTTTTCGGTTGGTTTTTCGACATGGTTGGTCAATCCAAGTTTTTGACAGGCCGAGCAAAAGACTGGAAAGCCGACATAGACTTTTTGTTCAACCCTTCCAAATTCCCCCGCATCGTTGAAGGTGCGTATCACAAGGACTGATGATGAGCTATTACACAGCCAAGAAATCGTATGAAAACGAAAAGCAGATCAAAGACGAATCGACCTTTAATGAACTGAAATGCTTTGTTGAGGGTTGCGAGAATCGTTGGACAGTCAAAGCAGATGGTGACAAACCTAAGTGCAGCCGACACCAATGGGGCGAGAAAAAGGTTTATCGCAACTACACCGAACCAAAGGAAATTGAATTTGCAGACAACGAGCCTTTATGAACAAATGATGGAGTTCTGTCTGCGGTTAGCCAACAACCCAGGATGGAAAGCATACATCTGGAATGAAGTAAAAGAGTTTGACAAACATGAACCAGGATTTAGAGACGATTTCCTTTCAAGAATTTCTAAGGAGAAGAATCAATGAACTGCGAGACAGATACAAATCAACTGGTGACCTCAGATGGAAGCACCGAGCCAATGAAGCTACAAACATCTTTAACCGACTATGTGATGTCGAAAGAGCTGGCGCACAAGATTCTGAACAGGATCAAAGATGGTGAGATTTACAACCCTGTTATCGTGACCAGGGCATTGTTTGCAACTGGGGACTGGCAATGACCTTCATGGTTCAATTCCGCATTGACACCATCCCTGTGGGCAAGAGCAGACCCAGGTTCAGGCGGCAGGGCGAATTTGTACGCACTTACTCTGACAAAAAAACAGTGGATTATGAAAACATGGTGCGGATTGAATGCATGAAAGCGATGGGGCCGACAGCACCGCTACAAACCCCTGTGGGCGTGTATCTGTATTTCAGGCTACCTATCCCTAAGTCCTATTCCAAAAAGCGCACAGAGGCCTGTTTAAGCGGTTCTGAGAGGCCAAAGAAGCCCGACATTGACAATATGGCAAAAGCCGTGCTTGATGGAATGAATGGGGTTATCTTTCTTGATGACTGCCAGATCGTTTCCCTGCATTGCACTAAGACCTATTCAACAGGCCCAGGAATTGATGTTTTGGTGATGGAGGAATTGGTATGACCCCAGAAGAACATGCAGAGAGCATTCGAGCTAAAGCCCCGAAATTTGGGGAAGCCAAGGCCCAACGGGTTTATTTAGAAGATTTCAGGAAGGTCAAGCTGGCCTTGCTGATGAAAGATGCCCTGGCAATGGGCATCACTGCGGCAAATGCACAAGAAAGGGAAGCCCTATCCGATCCCGAATATGGGACTTTATTAAAAGGCATCGCAGCTGCGGTTGAGGTAGAGGAAACCCTAAGATGGGAATTGGAAAGCCACCGTCTGGACATTGAGATTTGGCGCACCAAACAAGCCAGCGAGCGTTTACAGATCAGGTCACACGAATGATCCCTAAGCACAACTACATACGTAGCAAGAAGCTGCTCAAGCTGGTGGCCAGTCTGCCCTGCCAGAATTGTGGGATTGACCACATGGTGCAAGCTGCACACACAAACTGGGGTGGGGGCAAGGGTCGCGGGGTCAAAGCTGACGACAACCTGGTGGCTGCACTTTGTCTGTCTTGTCACTATGAAATTGACCAAGGCAAGAATTTGAGCCGTCAGGAAAGGCAAGATTTGTGGCAAAACGCCCATAAAAAGACCGTTGAGGCACTTTTGTTAGCCCGTCTTTGGCCTGATAATGTGCCTGTGCCAGTTGCCATTCAGGGGGTTTCATAGCCCCCTTTTTTTGGGTAATATACGACTATGAACGATGAAGTCTCAGAATTTGTCTCTGCTTTGCTGCATTCCAGCACGGTGACGCACTTCATGCACTGGTCAACCAACAGCTATTCGATCCACAAAGCTCTGGGTCGGTATTACGAAAAGATCATTGAGCTGACAGACGATTTTGCTGAAGCCTACATGGGCAGGTATGAGCAGCTTAAGAAATTCCCTTCCGAGTTCCACACCAGCGATGACCCGCTAAAGTACTTGGAAGGCATGAAATCCTTTGTGGAAGAAGCCAGACAGCATCTCCCGCAGGATACCCCTCTGCAAAACATCGTGGATGAGATTGCAGATTTAATCAACTCAACGATCTTTAAGATCAAATTCTTGGAGTAAAAGCCATGTCTACTAAACACCATAAGTCGGCTGCCCACCACATGCAAAAGGCCATGCACCACATGCATCAGGCCCACAAGCATCACAGCTCGATGGGACACGAAATCATGACCCATGAGGACGGCCCTGAGTACGGCACTCATGCTGAGATGAAAGGCGATCCTGGCGCGGCGGACCGTGCTGGCAGCCGCCACAACGTCTACAAGGGCATGGTTCCGAGCGGTGAATCCGAAATGGGCAACAAGCACAAATTTGATGGTGGCAAACACGCCGAAGGCCATCAGTATGTGCATGACCGCAGCCACTACAAGGGCTGAAATGCGAAACCCGCAAGGAAAAGCCCTTCCAAGCGGGTCTCTGGCCATCAAAAGGAGATTTTTTAATGGTTAATCGTGATTCTAGATGTGGAAACTGCCGATTCTGGCAAAACCAGAACATCATCGGATTGTGCAAACGCTATCCAGCCCACCACAACAAACATGAAACTGATTGGTGTGGCGAGTTTGGGGCAAAACAACCTGAAATTGTGGCGTTGCCCGTAGTTGAGATGCCTGTGGAGAAACCTGTGGAAAAACGCAAATACACACGGAGGCAGAATGTTCAGACCACTGCGTGACCGTGTTGTTGTTAAGCCGCAGCATCGCAAATTGAGCGATGTGATCCACATTGTCAACCGCGAACCCTTCAACGAGGGCACAATTGTCAGCGTTGGCCCATTGGTGACTGACGCTAAGGTTGGTGACTTCATCAAATACGGCAATGGGGATTATCTGAACTGGCCGACCCACACCGTCGATGGTCAGGACTATCAAATCATCCAAGAAGCCGATATTGCTTGCATCGTGGAGAATGTATGAAACCAGGTCTTTATGCCAATATTCATGCTAAACAGGAACGCATTAAGCGTGAAAAGGCCGAGGGCAAGCCTGTTGAGAAGATGCGTAAGCCTGGCACGAAGGGCGCACCTACTGCCGAAGCATTTAAGGCCGCTGCCAAGACAGCGAAAAAGAAATGAAAAAGCACGACAAACCCATTGCCCACACGACCACAGGAAAGGGCAAGAACTACCAGCCTACTGAAAAAGGGGCTGGGATGACTGCCAAAGGTCGAGAGGAATACAACCGCAAGAATAAAGCCCATCTGCAAGCACCAGCTCCGCACCCAAAGACGGAGAAAGATGCAAAGCGGAAGGCAAGTTTCTGTGCCCGAATGGGCGCAGTAGCCCGTGATGCCAAAGATGGCGAACGAGCGAAAGCCGCCCTGAAAAGGTGGGCCTGTTAATAAACCCAACAAAGGACTATCAAAATGAGCAATTCAATCGCAATCGGGGTCGCCTACGCTGACCAAAACATCGCCAACGCATCCAATCTGTCAGCTAATATTCTGACTGGCGCTATTGGTTACAACACGGGCAGCACCAGCACCTTAATTCCGAGCGTGACCCAGGCCACCAGCAAAAGCACTGGCGTGACTTTGAATTCAGCTGCGGGTAAAATCACCATGAACAACGCAGGATTGGCCACGACCGCCAGCGTGAGTTTCACTCTGACCAACAATCAAATTGGCGTGAATGATCTTGTTCTTGTCACTCCTGCTGGTGGTTTTGCTACCCCTGGGTCTTATTCTGCTCGGTGTCTTGATGTATCTAGCGGGTCAGCTACCATCCAGTTGACCAACCTGTCGGGCGGCACGCTGTCTGAGGCCGTGGTGTTGAACTTTGCAACCATTCAGTTGACACAAGCATGATTGACTTAGAAAACCGCATCAAGGAGCTGCAATCTGCCGCAAAGCAGCATGAGCTGGCCTTGATCCAAATCTCTGGTGCAATCCAGGAACTCACCAATTTAGTAAGCCAAATGAAAGGGGCAGAAAATGCCACTGATTCACGGGACATCGGACAAAACGCGCCAGAAGAACATCCGCAAGGAAATTGAAGCTGGCAAGCCCATCAAACAAGCCGTGGCCATCGGATACGCCGAGCAACGCCATGAGATTGCTGAAAAAGGCGCACATCACAGCCACCATAGTGAGCACTCACATCACGAAGCTGGTCATCACAGCGGAAAGATGAGCGCAACTCACCACCTTGCAGCGCGTCATCACGCCAAGCATGGAAAGTGCTGATGCCGACTCTTGCGGATATTTACAGCGCGGCTGATAGCTTTAAAAGGCGATTAGCTGACGCTGCACAGAATCCTGGTCTAGCAATCCAGCAGATGATTGGATATGCTAATGACCGAGCAAGAGCATTGAATGAACAGACATCCCAAGCAGCGCAAGAATCTATGGACACGGGGCAGTTGTTTGGCCCTAAATCCAGGCAATTGGCTGAAACGTTAGCGAGTGCTTACAACCCAGTTGGCATGACTGTGTGGCATGGCAGTCCTTACAAGTTTTCAGCGTTTGACGCATCCAAGATTGGAACTGGTGAAGGTGCACAGGCTTATGGGCATGGGTTGTATGTGGCTGAAAACCCTAATGTGGCTAAAGAATACGCAAAAGAACTAGGAACAAAAATTGTAGTTGATGGTAAAACTTTGTATGCTAAAAACAAAATTATAGGAACGACTGGCAATAGCGAATTGGATGATTATTTAACTGCCGCTTTAGGAGATGTTCGTTCCGCAAGAAGGACTATTAAAGAACACATGAAAGATGTTGCGTCTACAAATCCACAAGGCGCTAAAGAATACAAAAATTTATTAAATCAGCTAGATTCTTTGCAAATTCATTCAGAAAACACAGGAAATCTTTACAAAATAGATTTGCCTGATGAACACATTGATAAGATGTTGGATTGGGACAAAAAGTTTGATCAACAACATCCGAATGTGCAAAAAGCCATTTTGAAGTATTGGGAAGACAATCCTGGTTTGCGTTATTACGGCGATCCGACCAAATTAAGTGGCGAGGGAATTTATGGGTCTATCAGTGCGGCATCTTTAGGGCCTGGAAGAAGTGCTAAAGTTAATTTAAATCCAGCAAGAGAAGCTGCATCAATGGATTTGCGTCATTATGGTATTCCAGGCATCAAATATCTTGATCAAAGCAGCCGAATGGGTCAAGAAGGAACACGCAACTTTGTGATCTTTCCAGGCAACGAACATTTGCTTAAAATCACAGATGTGAACGGCAATCCAATCAAATAAAAAAGTTAGTAAACACAAACATTTAGGATTCGGGTCAAATGGCAGAACGAGGCGGTCAACCAGGTAACCAGAACGGTGCAAAACAGCGCATGTTCTATGACAAGTTGCGCCTTGTTCTGACTCAAGAACCGCACAGGCTACGCCAGATTGCCGAGCAGCTGGTCAAGAAAGCTGAGGAAGGCGAACCCTGGGCGATCAAAGAGCTGATTGACAGGGTAGACGGCAAAGCACATCAGGCGGTTGCACTTGAGAACGCAGACGGCACACCCCTGCTGACAGGCATCCAGGTTACTTTCGTCAAGCCCGAATGAATGTCCAAGATGCAATCGCCAAGGCTGAGTTTCCCGCCAAGGCAC